CGGTGAATAAAGAACCCTTAAGACAAATGAAACCAAAAGTCATTTTAAAATGCTGGCGGCGACGTTGGCCCCCTTGACAATGAATTTAACGCGCTTTTGCCAGACGCGGCGTGTTTCTCGAACTTTTTCCTCATCGTAGGAATCATCTTCGAATCTCTCGCGTAGAAGTCGCGCGACCGTTTGATCGAGGGCTTTTCCCAACTCGGAAGCGTAGGAATCGGCCACTCTCTCGATGTCGTAGGAGTGCAAATCTTTGAAGAGCAATCGCGCGGCATGCTCTTCTTCGTCAACAAAACAAGAAAGTAACTGCAAAACGGCACGCATAGCACTTTCCTCCCCGAAATGAGTGTTATTAACCACCAAATAAGTGGTATTTAAAAGCAAACTGCGAAGCTCGAGCTCAGACATCCTCTCACCCAACATGATCAAATTGGTCGGGAACCCGGGGGTCCCCTCGAGTGGTGAAGCAACCACTGGCGGTTCTTGGACCGGTTGAGGCGCCGCCAAACTCTCAGTGGCCTATTTATCTTTGCCCTTGCTAGAACCACTGATTAGCTGAACCAAGTCCTCTTGGATCGCTTTGGTTATGGAATGGCGATCGCCCCCGTCACTCCAAATGAGGCCCATCTCCGTCTCAAACTTGCTTATGTTGTAAGCGTGGTCACCTCTGTAAGATTGATCATTCATTCTGCGGATCGCCTCAGACCAGGCCTGCTTGGTCTTGTTGAACGTATCTTGCCCAATCATATGTTGGCCATCATGCGGTTCATGACCCTGGGCTGGTTGTTTCTCCTTCTTGTCGTTCTCGGTTTTCCTCGTGGCGTTGGTGTCAGATCTGATCTCTCCCTGTTCGCTCGCCTCTTTAAAATCAAGCGATGAAAGCAATTGCGCCTCCTTACCTGGCCAGTCCCCAGCATCCAAACAAATGAAAGTCCCAAACCCCGGGAAACGTTTGTCCACATCAAACGGTGCCGCCATCTCCAATTTTCCCCATTCCTCTTGCGTAGCTTGCCTTCCTTTGACCGTTGAGAAACCGTTGCTTCTCGCGGCTGTTGTGAACTTCGTGAGATCACGCATCCTCACCCACCTCAACTCCGCCTGGCGATCGGACCTCGTGTTCCAGTTTGTGTAAGGCATTTTCTCGTTCGTGATCTTCTCGTTCAAAATATGCAGACAGTTGCTTATAGGTGCTAGTGTCAAGAGCAACTTGCACTGCAAGGCTTCGGAACTGGTTGTCGCAGCAATACATTTTGAGGAACTGAGCCCTAAAAGTCTGAGTCGGGCAACCCTCTAGTAGGTGTGCCAAACCGGGCGCATGTTCCTCAACAAACCACCGTTGCCAATCTGCACCAAGCAGAGACAGGAAGATGCTGCCGCTGAACTTGTCGGCGTGCCGCTCGAGATCAAGACGCCAAAGAATCGCACCCAAAGCCACGAGATCGATAGTCGGACTTCTCAACTTTTCAGGGGTGACGGTGTCACAGAGTGGTTGGGACCGGCGGGAGGACAGCGTATACATGGTTGTGCGAAATAACCACGCCAGTGAAATCAACAGGCACCAGACTAGGATGAGTGCTGCGCAAGACGGCGACATTGTGCTTGGCGAACAGGAGAGCCAACTGGTTTTTGTCAGTGTGGTTTCTGAAATCGCGCAACGTGTTCCGGCTCAGGTGAGGCAGCAGCTTGTGGGCGCAGAGATAGGCGCAGTCTGAAGGTGGATCAAAGACGCGGTCCGCTGTGAGTGACGAGTGCTTATAGGTGCTTCGAAAGTTCTTGAAGCTCCTCAGCGACAACATCACCTCCACGATGTAGTGCGCTTCCTCCGCATCGATCTCCGAGTAGAAGAGCGGGATGACTTTCTTGAGGTAGACAGCCTGCTCTTCGGTATAATTGACCCGTCTCTCAACGTAAGAACGGTAGAGATCTTCGACGGTTACGGAGGGATCATGAGTTTTCGCAAAATGCTTGAAGAAATTGCGAACCGGATCTGCCAGCAACACGCCGTGATGGATAAACCTGCCGGCGTGGTACGGGGGCTTGTTGATGTCGATCTTCATGTCGTATCTAAGCCGACTCCGAATGTCCCCGCGGTCAGATTTGATCCAACCTTCGTTTGAGGAGATGAAGTCGTCCCCCTTTTGAAGCCCGGCACAATTCCTCACACCGTCGAACTCCACTGCCACGCAACATTTCATCATGAAACAGTTGGCGTTGAGCGTGAAAGGGTCACCAGAGCCCAAGTTCCATTTGATGCTTGCCTTGTAGAGATTTTCTGCCAAGGATTTGACGTAGGCCATGGATCTCAACCGCAAGTACAGCTCGGTCACGTGCTCGGGCACCCCCGCCATCTCCAGAAACATGCAGTAGGCGATGACGTGGGCGGGTCTGTGGGTGCTATCCTGCCGCGTCAAGTCAATTTGCAAGTTGCCGCTGTCCTCGATTCTTGCCCCCATTCCAGAAGTCATCATGTAGGCGCTCAGTTCATGGTCGGAGAAACCAGTGTCGGTCACGAAGTCTTCCCTATCAGTGTCGTTCATGAACTTGTATCCCAAGCGCGCCCAAGGTGCGAAATAATTGAGCATCTCGGGCGAATTCGAGATGATTGTCTGCCCGTGAGTTTCCCCTCCGACCAGCCCGGGCTTGACTTTGACTTGGGTCTTGAGAAAACTGGTGCGCGTGAGACTGTGAGCGCTGAAGTTGAAGGGGTCGTTCCAGCTAGCCAGGAAAGCGGGAGCGCGGGATGTGATGTACTCATAGCCGAAATGTCCAACAGCGTGTGTCGTCCAAGATTCTTTCATGAAGGCTTGACAATATCGATCGAACATCACCTTGGCGTCTGAGATGTCCTGAACGCTGATGTTCGCGCTCTTGGGTTCATTGAGCTGTCGGAGGAGCACGTTTCGCAGGTCATTGAAACGGTCTCTCGCCATCTGTATGTCCCCAAGATTGAAAACGCCCGGGAGGTGACACCGCATCTTTGGGTCTTGGCCCCAAGATAGTTCCCCAACACTGTTGAGTCCGTGTGCGGCTTCGGCTATCAGGTCGAGCTGCTCTTTGTACTCGCGCCTTGACACATGTTGGACACGAGGGCCTAGCACTTCAGCTGCGAGCTTGATGCTGACCAAATCGCGCAAGTCGTGATCCGCCGGCACTACCACTGGGTCAACATCTGGGTTGACGCTGTAAAGCCAGTCGCCGGTGCGCTCACTGAAGTCCAACGACAGCGCTGCGTGGTCGACGATATCGCCCAGTGCGGGTCTCGGGCCATACATCATGTCCAAGTCGCCAGGGTGCCGTGGGCGTCCAGCCAAGAGTTTGCTCTGCGACTTGCCATCTATAACCTCGATGTACTCGGTCGGGATGGCCGGGAAAGCATCGCTGAAATCGCTGCGTGGTAACTCAATTATCAGGCGTTCGGTGTGGCGAGTGAAGAGAACGCTCTGGACAGCAAGCATGTGTTGAAACCACTTGTGCTTGTTGCGAGGCAACCCAGACGTGAAATAGTGTTCCTTCACCCTGGTGCCTTGGGCTTGGGTGACGGAGATCATCAGGCGGCCGTGAGGGTCCAACACTTCCTCAGCGTGCAGTCTTGAGCGAGTGTAAAGCGCTTTCCCGGGGAAATCCTCAACCACAGGCTGTCGGTCTAAACAAACCACACTGCTAGTGACCCGACTCTTGGTGCGATAAGCGTCGGAATTGGCAAGACCGTTGGCATGGAGAAAGCAAAGCAACGCATCCTGGGGCAATGTGAAGGCGTTACGCATTGACAAACGTGGACCTAGCAGTGGGGCTTCACCGAAAACGGCATCTTCCTCTGTGCGGGCAGCATGCTGGAAAGCGTCACCGAGAACAATGACTTGTTTCACTCGATAGAAGCGCGCCAAACTGAGCCACCCAGCAAGCAGTCGCTTGGAGAGGAGGTTTGCTTCGTCGATGACCAGGACTGAGAAACGTCCTTCTGTCGGAGCACGGTGCTGCGTGACCACTGTGGTGTCCTTATTTACGCGCAGAGACCACTCCTTTGCCAGTTTGCGCGTCGGGCAAACGACCAGGCCTTTTCGCTGGACTATTATCTCACGAGCAAGAGTGGATTTGGCGCTCGCAGGTATACCGTCCAGGGTGAGTGAAGGATGGCGATAAATCGCCCCTCTTTCGCCCACGCTCTTCTCAACGGTGGCCCAGAAGCCCTGCACGATGTCCGCTAGAGAGTCGTGACCGTCGGCTTCATCCATGTCCGCTACGTCGGCTTCCGCCATCTCCGCCGGGTCAAACCAAAGTTCGCTCTTCTTGGCCGGTCTGGACAACAAACGCTGAGCCAAAAGTCTGGCACCTCGATCCGGGCAGGGGATTACCAAGTCTGGTTCCACGTCCAAAGTTAGGCAGAGCTCATCGAGAGATGGGAAGCGTTCGCTAAACTCCAGTTGGGAGGGACTGGGGTCAGGACCATTCTCGAACGAAATTTGTCCATCGAAGGTGATCTCCCCGTCATGGTATACCTTGGTTAGTTTGGCGTGAGCGGCCAAAGTATACATTCGGACGGGAGCGCTAGTGGCAGGCAGAGAGCAAGAGGAGGCTGCTGAACGATGCGTTGTCTCCGAGAGCGCTTCCGTGCTCATCGTGGTGTCAGCTTCCGTCTCAGCTTTGACTTCGGGGACCTCAGGGCCCTCACTCTTCCCCACGAAACTCTCTCCGGGAGTTTCACACTCCTCTTCATCGTCAAGAGCATTGACCTCGACCTCTTGTCTCAGCTCTTCCTCTTCCGATGGATCATGGTTGTCACACCAGGCATCCAAGGCGCCGGCCCGAATCAGGGAGTCGGAGAAACGAGCTAGCTCGCAGTGCGTAAGCAAGCGCATCGTGTGCTGTCCAAGGGACATACTGTCAGCGTTTCTCGACTCGTTGATGAGTTCGTCGTAGGCAGGGAAAGGCCAACTGTTCTCCTGCCGCATCTTCTCTTCACGTTTCTCTGCTCCGCTCTTGACAGGTGGAGGCCGCCACGTCTTGAGCACTGATGAAGGGGGAAGCGTGTCCGGCGCGTTGAAAGTGGACATGTCGGGTGCACAGTTTCGAGGAAAACGATTGCAGTGCCTGATCCGATAAGTGCCATGTTCGCTGTAGGGATCTTCCATACGACCATTTTGTGCCTTCATGTTTTGAATGGCGTCTTGAGCTCTCTCCAAGAAGCCATCTTCAAACATGTGTGGGGTCCTCCTCCAATTGCCAAGGGTGAAGGTGTTGAAGAGAAAATGTTTCGTTTTCTCAGCAAGACCTTTTGACATGCTCCCGTACCACCAATCCAAGTAGCTCAAGCCAGTCGCAAAGGTGATCATATGATCACGACGTTGCATCTCTGCGCGTAGTGAGGCATGCGTGATCACGCTGTTGAACTGGTCGGCCGTAAGCTCCCAGCGAGGCAACAAAATTTGTGAAGCCACTTTCACTTCAGCCTGTTGACCGCGCACCTTGTTGGCAATACCCTCGAAGCTGTTCTTGCTGAAGGGGACCGTGGCAGCAAAAGCAGTGACGTTGTTGAAGCGGTTGGTGGGTACCACAAAATGACGGTCCTCGTCAGGGTGGAAACGCCAGCTCGGTTTGAGTATTGGCAAGATGTAGAAATCACCACAGCTTTGTTTGAAGCAGGTGACATACTCTTCCTGCCTACCGGGAGTGACCATGAGGTGCATAAGGTAAATGCTCCCTATGTGTCTCATCTCTTCCAGTAACACATTGTAGCCGTCCGTAACTGGCACCGATCTGGCCCAACTCATCATGTCCACTTCATCATTCACGTAGCCACCACTAGCGCTGGACAGGTGGTACATGCGAATTTTTCCCGCTTTTCGCTCATATCTCACCTCCAGATCATTGTCAACGTAATTGTTGATTCTCGGGTCAACGAAAGGGAGGGGGATGTGTACGGCAACCAGTGCGTCCCTTTGTCGGTTCAGAATCATGCTTTTGACGACCGTGCTGACGTTGATATCTTGGCCACTGAAGGGGAGGACCAACACGGTGTCAGGAAAAGCATGGATGCAATGTTGTAGGGGACTACGGCAAGCTACAGCATTGGCAAAATTGACGATCGCGGGGTCGTATGCGCTCTCGTGACGATAAGCGTCCCTACCACTCAAATAGGGTGCATGATTGTGCACCACATTTGGCAGAGATGCTACCTGGTGAGGTGACCCGCCGGCAAGGACAGCTGGTTTTCCCAGGCGACGAAGTTCATGAGCAATTAAAGAGTTGCAGACTCTTC